TTATTGATTATTTTGTGACATTTCTAAAGGGCCTCTCTTTCCTTGTCTTTGTTCAATCATTTGAGATTGATTAAGAGCAGATTGTTGTTGAACCTCTTTTCTAACACTACCTTGAACAGAAGCAGCTCCTTCTTTACCTAAGTTTCCTAATTCTATTTCTCTTAATCTTCTTTGGTGTTGAGCCTGCTCAAATTGTTCTTTGAGTTGATACTCCATCTGCTTTAACTCCATCTCTGCTTGAGCTTTAGCTTGAATACGAGCTTGTTCTATCTGAACCTCTGCTTGCATTTCTTGTTGCTTAAGTTGTGCAGCTTGTTGTGCAGATTGCTGTTGCAACTGAGCGTTTTGCTCTGAAGCTTTTTGTGCTTGAGCTTGCTGCTCTTCCTGATACTTCTTTCTTCTTAAGATAAGCATTTGATTTGCCATCTTAATATTTTTGATAGAACGAATCATTATAGCATCTTCAAGTCTTAATTCTTTTTGGGCTAAAGAAACTTGAATGTTTTGCTCCATTATCTGCTTCTCTTCTTCGTTAGGTGCAACCTCTAGGGTAATACCAAACTCGTGAATGGAAAGCTTCTTCATAAGGTCTATAGACTGCATAGAAGTTTCTCCAATAACATTAGAGTACATGTTGTGAAGACTTTTAAAGTTTATTAAGTCTTGCATACGAACAGTAATGCTTTGAGAAACTCTCTTAGTCACATTCAGGTAAGCATCATTAATATCTCTAGTTGCGTTATTTGACGCTAGAAGAGATAACTTCTGAACACCTACTAAAGCTTCACTAGATGGTTTAGAGGCATCACGTGCTTCATTTACACCTGTTACGTCACGAATCATCTGCATATTGTGATTATACACTCCTATTAAGGTTCCAAAATCTCTACCTATACCATTCTCTAATTCTTGTATTGGCATAGCTCCTGTCATCTGACCTTCATCATCTATACGTCTGTAATAGATATTACCTGTTTGGTCATATATCTCTTGAAGCTCCATAGGAGTAAAAGTACCACCATCACCTTTAGATACATTCTCTAGAGAGCCTATCTCAAAAGCAGCACCCTTAGGTCTGGCTTTAGCTAAAAGACTTTGAATTTTAAGGTGAGATAATTGTATCTGATCAGCAAAAGGAATCATTCTATCAACTAAAGAACGACTCTTCATTTTATATAGGTTCGGTTGATATACAATATAAGAGAGTCTAGTCTCAGATAAATTAGACTTCTTTCTAGGCATATCTTTCATTAACCCATAATCAAATACATAATCAGAACCAACAATGTATTTACCTGTGTATACAACCTTTACTGTAGAACCAATAGCTTCTCTTTTAGTCTTAGAGTTTTTAGGTTGTTTATAATTAGATGGTTTTTTATTTACTGAGTAACCACCCTTTTTGTTTTCTTTTTTCTCATAATTAAGATTATGACTTGTCATAAACTCAGCATCTAATATACTAATGCTGAACTTATCATACTCGTAAGTATTCTCACCATTCTCATAATTGGCTGTAGTATTAAAGAACATAGGATTGTTATTTTTCCCTGCGTACTCTTCAGCTATCTTAATATAGTCCTCTTCACTAAATTGATTTCCTGCCTGCTGTTTTAAGTCTGCAATAGTCATAGAGTAAACCTCTCCTGCGTGTCTCATGTTTTTAAAGTCAGAAGAAGCAGAGAAAGAAGTAACTAAATTAGAAGGGTCTACATATCTAATCTTAAGACCATTTGTAGGGGATAAATCTGTTTTAGCTGCACATATACCCAATATAACTAGGTCACGTATCATATACCTTTTAACCTCTGAGTAATCATTGATGTCTAAAGTATATTGAATTGCCTTCTCTAAAGCTATCTCAACGTTTTGCTTATAGTTTAAAGCCATAAACATATCTACCTCTTCAGAGCTTTGTGCAACAAATCCCCTTGGAGCTAAAGGTATACCAGTCTCATCCTCTAAGTTTTCTAAGAAATCCTTAGACAACATATCCCCTAGCATTTGTTTTTTCTTCTCTAATCTTTTGTTAGCAGCAATAGGGTCTATAGACTCAGCCTTTATTTCGTAGTCTTGATTAACCATACCATTAACAATAACGTCAACAAACTTAGGTATAATTGATACAGGACTCCAATCTATATTTAAGTAAGAGCTATCTCCTTGAACATCTAGTAAGTCCTTATACTTACCTACATCTTGATTACCCTCAGCGTAACTTCTATTTCTAGAATATCTTAACTTTCTATCCCTAAAGTAAACATCACTATTGTTATGCCACTCGTAGTACATAGTTTTAAAGTATTGCAGCCCATAAGCCAATGAGGCTTTCTCCTCATTCGTAGCTAAAGGGGATGGGTAACCGTTTGACTCTTTTTTCTTGTTAAGCATATCTATCTTATTTTTTTACTAAACATCCCCTTATTGTTATATTTTTTTACTAATGGAGATGAAACTTTTAATTCCTTTTTTTGTTTAACGTATTTTTGAGAAGCAAGTAAAGCTAATGATGAAGAAATACTAGCATCATATTTCGTCCTATTATCTATCTCAAACCTACTCCAGTCATCTAATAAAGTGTTAAAATAACACCTTCCCATCTCTTCTGTTTCAGTATTCATTCCTACATGGTCGTAAATGTAAGTCGCTATAGCTTCTGCTTGAGCGTTTATTACAGCAGCTCCAGAACCAGGGATTCCCTTTGTCTTTTGCTTTCCTTTACTCCACTCAGTGTGAGTCATTTGAGGTCTATCCATAAGGTACTCATAATAACCTCTATTCTCGAAGTATTTTAATATACCCACCTTGTTGTTCTCAACAAGTATTTGACAGCCATAAAATACACACATCTTAATCATATCTTCGTAAAATATCTCTGCTTTAGGTGGTCTATTAATGTATTCGCATACAAACTGCATAGACGCATCACTTGCCATATTAAACTTGTGAAATACGTGAGCAGAAGCATCAGATCTCCTGCCATCTGTGGTTGTGTCGTGGTCATAAGGGTCACAACCTGCGACCAAGTTATCTGACCTGCCTGGAAACTTCTTATTGAATCTTTTACCAATAATGTTTTGGTCTTTAAGCTCAGGAACCCAAGTAATTTCCCACTTACCCTTTCTGTGAGGTATCCATATAACTTCGCTATCTCGTTCTCCATTTTTCCATATAAACTCACCTCTTGTAGTTTTCACATCATTTACTTCGTTGTAATCCATCTGTTGATAGATTTTTTCAACGTCAAATATACAACTTTGAGTGTCATTTCTAAACGCTTCCTCTATAGTAAAAGGAAATTGTCTTTTAAATTCTGACAATGATGTACTATCGTTTGACAAGGCATCTCTTCTATTTTGAAGGTAATCCTTTGCGCCTACGTCTATTAACATATCGTCAACACCCATTACAGGCTTTTCAGGAGTATCTATAATAGAGTTACCATACTCGTCTATAAATCCTTCTAAGTTGTCATAGGCAGGAATAAATAACTTGTATAGTCCACTTTTAGTTCTACCATTCAAGTCTTTTTCATTCATGTCGGAGTCGTAGAATATATCCTTATACTCTGATCCACCATCCTGTAGTTTGTTCGCAGTAGAACCCATCATACATTTACCTACAATCTTTCTACCCAACAAAAGACAAGTCTGAGTTACACCCCAGTTTTTCTTTATGGAGTTTTGACCAACCCACTTAGCAGCTTCATCATGAACTAAAAGTTTTAGCTTCTCACCATCGTAACTATTATCACCAGTGTTCTTCCAATCTATACTAGAGTTTAAAGCTTCAGAGCTTTCTATGTGCTTTTGATTCTTTGTAATCTTTTTAGCAGGCTCCCTAAACGCTAACTCTACACGAGGATTACTAGAACCATCTTGTATTGGTTGAAAAAAGAATGGGTAGTTACGATATATACGTACTACCTTATCTGTAAACATAGTCTTAGCATCTGCACCAGTCTTTGACAATATACCAAACCTACTCTCGTAAGTCATAGTGGATAAGTTAACTGTTTCACTACTAGCCATATAAGAAAAACCACTACGTCTGTTTTTAAGAAAACACATTCCGTAAGAGTTCTTATCTAATTTACACGCTTCCCAAAAAATAAAGAACGTTCTATTAGCAGCCCTGTAATCAGGATAACCAACATCTATCTTACTCCACTGAATAAACATATAATGCGAACCAGTGATATACGTAGGAACTCCATTGTTATAAAACCATAACCCTTCCATTCTACGCCTAAACTCTTCCTCTATGTAATCTACAAAATCAGAAGCGTTCTCCCTTGTTAAAGCTTTTGGTGGTTGAAGTCTAGTCCACTTCTGCTTTGCTTTGGGTAGGTCGTGGTAAAGTATATCTTTTTTATACCTAGGTTTTTTAGGTAAGACAATCTTTAAATTGTCAAACTCCATTACCTCACCATGACTGTCTTTACTTAAATATATCGTATTACTTTCTTGCATACTTCTCTGCAAAAGAGCCTTTGAAATCTTTCTTGTCCTCTATTAAGGATTGACCATCTTTTATTCTATCTTCTAGGTTCTTAATTCCTAGAAGTATTTCTTGACAGTCTTCAAAGCACTCTCTCTTTGCTTTTATTGCTTGTCTTCTTTTAGCGTCATCTTCTTCTAATAAAGGTTTGCTTATCTCCTCTATTAAAAGGTCTATAGCTCCTTTACTTGCCTGTATAAGCCTTTCTAAAGTTTCTAAAGCATAATTATTATTATTACCCTTCATAAACAGCTAGTACATCGTAGTTACGCATTCTAAGAAGCTTTCTTCCCTCTATATCCATATCGTACTCAGAGTTCTCACTCCACAATACTCTATCTCCTTCATTAACTCCCTGCTCTTTCATCCAATCATTTATAATAACTGCATGACCATGGAGTTCTTTTTCTTTTGATGAGGACTCAAGTATAATACCTGAATTACTTACTTCAGGCTCTACAACCTCTTGCTCCATAAAATTCCATACACCTACAGGTATATACTCATCACCTCTTTTTATAAGGTATATCTGCTCTGCAAATGCTTGATATATATTTTCTTTATCAGCATGCTTTACAAGATTTACAGGTGTTGCTATGAAGTGGTGGAACCAAACTTTATCACCTTCTTGTATTCCTGTGTCTTTAGTATCTTGAGTTGGCGTTTTATATATAGTACCATATTGTCTTGCTAACTTCATAGGATCGTAAGAAGTGTCTCTATACATTTCTACTCCGTTTATTGTTATGGTATCTTCTGTTTCTTTTTCTACTTCTATCCAGTAGACATCTTTAATTGGCTTCATATTGTTTTTCTTTTACTTTACTTCGTAGTCATCTAGGACATCTGTATTATACTCTATTGCTGTTGGTTGAGAGAAGAACCTTTTCCAAGGCCTAGAGAACTCCTCTGAGTCTTTCTTGACATAAACATCATACACTACCTGTTGGTGTTTGTACCAAGCAGATTCATCTTGTATGATTGCTGTTACTTTTAGAGAACCTCCTAACATCTTTTGACCTACTTGGTAAGTCAATCCTTGTTTTAAGTCCCCTATTGTAATTTTTCTAATAATAGGGTTTATTGATTCCATTTAATTTAATTTTTATTCAAATAAATCTCTTGATAATTTAACGAAAGGTATTTGAGCACCTTTGGTTGATGTGGTGTGAGTTTGCACACCAATAAAAGGTAGTAAGTCTATGTCATTAGTCATAGCTAAAGACTTAGTTGTAGATACAGATTGAGTTGCTCCACCTGCAGTTGCAGTTGTGACAAGTCCATATCTAACATTGTTTACATAAACAGATATTTGTCTGTTCTCGTCAAACTCAATTCTAAGTCTATATACTGAAGCAGATGATATAGCTATACCTAAATTTGTTATGTAATCTGTACCACCAACG